ACCCACGCGGGCTGGGCTGCCCCTGCCGTGGCCACCCAAAATTCCTCCCAGTTTGCACCGAACCCAGGGCGGTTGTCACTTTTAGATGTATGGGATTTTATGCTTTGGTAATTTGTTCCCGACTGACTAACCTTGTCATGAATGAAAGTATAGGTAATAGACGTTGCCCAGGCATCCACGTAAAATACCCAAAAGTCTTCCCAATCTACTCCCGTTCCCGGTTCATCATTTGTAGTGGATGTATGGCTCAACCAACAAGAATAGTAACTACCATCACTGGCCAATACCTTGGACATAGTGCCACCATCGTATTCGGTATCCACTGTCCATGCTGTGTCCCAAAGAACCCAATAATCTTCCCAATCCGCTCCAATAACTGGATCACTTACAGAAGAACTGATATGGGCTCGTATGCATACATAATTCTTCCCATCACTTCCCTTTACCTTCGCGCTCTGGTTATTGTAATGTGTGCCCACTACCCACGGCTGGCGGCCACTTAAACTGAACGCCGTTTCATCCAATCCCAATGCGGCCTCACGTTCATTCACCGCAATGCACATCGAAGACAAATCAGCCCCCAATTTATTGAAAGGGCGATGGGTGTAATCTGTATCATTCCAAGGCATCATGGCTCCCCATCTAAACTACTGGTAAACTGGGTGGCTGTATAGGCGGTCTGGCCCGCGTGGGCTTTCCATTCTTGGTCGTCACCAGTGCCAGCACCCGCACTTGTCCAATAGACTGTCTTGGAACCAGTAGCGGGAATTGCCGGTAACACCTCCACCGTTGGAACAGCCAACGTGGCGGAGGTGGCGTGTCTTCCTTGCGCAGCGCTTGCGCTCAGCCCTATGGTTAAATACCCACCGGAACGACTTAACCTAAGACCATTGCCCGCACGAGTACGCCTTAATTGGTTTGCAGAATAATTTAATTTCTGCGACGACATTTCATCGCCTGGTTGCCAACCCTGCCCTTTTGGGGCCTTCATTACTACCATGGGAACAACCTCCCAAAGTCGCGCGCGGGGTATACTTGGTAAAGTTTTGAACCTACCCCAGGGACCAGATTAACAGCAGGCTGATTGATAGTATCGTCAAGAAAATTAACAGGAAGAAACCATCCATTGCGAGTAGCCTGAAAACTCGCACTCAAATTCCAAATTGCTGGGAAGGGGTTTAAGTCCTGCAAAACTAAATCAAATTGCGTGCATTTCCAGGTATTGGGCGGGAAGCCCAGCCACGTATTCAAATTCACATGGTTCAACCAACTGATAGCCAAAATATGCGGATATGCAACACGGATAGGGCCACTGGTAGACACTGTTAAATCCGCGTCATCCACGTCTTGAGCTCTACTTTGGGGCTCATCTTGTCCTTGCCGTTCTTCGACTTTATCGTCCAATGGCCACGTATGATCTACACGAAATTGATTTCCAAACAAATCATAACTCGTGACATTTTGTTGTAATGATCCGTTGAATTCCAATTGAAAATCTCGGCCCTGAGCGGAGGGAGAACCAAACCCCGCGTCAATACCGAACAAGTATTGAGCAGTTCTGCTATTTGCCGTCACATAGGTGAGTTCGATTTCAACGGTGTCAGGGGTGCCGTCTACTACATACGGGTCCAAATTACCCAAGAACAATCCAGGTGCCCCAGTCAACGCGTCACCTATTTGTGGCACCCCGGGAGTGTTGATGGCTTCAATTATCAGGCTCCCACTATCCGTCGACAATAAACCCCGCACCTGTGCAAGCATTTTTATTTCACCCTGGCCATCTGCCTGGATAGAGGCTGTAGGTGGCTGGGACATCATATCTATGATTACAGTTGCCATGTACTTATCCTATGTGGCCCGGGCCACATTGTCTTGGCGCATTATGTTGGTGTTTATTTTCGTTAACAATTCATTTGTTTTTTCCGCTGCAACTTTCTGAGCCTCGGCCCGTGCTTCTTGCTTTGCTATGAATCCAGCGTCTTCTTGGCGGGTTTTTGCCCTGAATTGAGTAACAGCAGCACCACGGATTTGGCGTTCATTTGCTCCGCGAGCCCGCATTTGTTTAGTTATTGTTTGAAAGTCTACCAACCCTTTCGACTTGGCGAATTCTTGAGTCGCTTTAGCAAAGGCCAGTACTTTGCCCTGTTGGATAATGGCTTGGCGTATTTGCCGTTCATTTGCACCACGGGCGCGCATTTTTTTAGCTAGCTCTTCAAGCCCTTCTGGCCCCCTTCCTAGATTAAATTTAGGCCCTTCTTGGATACTTGACTTGAAGCCTTCCGTAGGGGTGCGTAACTGGCCGACCTGCTCCTTCAATATTTTGGAAGAATCTTCCAAAATACTCCCAGGCGTTAAACCCGCCATCATATCCCCCACAAGTGCTACACCCAAATCTGCTAAAGCCGTGCTGTCCCCACTTCCTATCAATGCATCGATAAGACCAGATTGTATTGCTTTTTTGAACCTATCAAACAAACCAAGCACTTTGACCAGGCCTTTAATAGCCCAATTCACAAATGTTATGAGGAACGTTTCCTTAAAAATATTTCCTATAGCGGACGACCAAAGGGTAAATAACCGCGCCCCGGTATTAGTCAGCACTTTAATATTATGCCCCATGTTTATCACCAAGGTTACAAATAAAGAAATCATGTCTTGAACCACGGCTTCCCAGTTAACCGATAACCAATCCATGAATATTTTAAAATTTTCACTAAGGTTAGAAAGGAATCTAATGGTGTTAGAAGCCCATAGCTTAGCCGCTTCAAGCGCCTTCATAAAGGCCCCCGTGATAGCCCCAGGACCCCATATATTGTTTACAACTTTTTGCACGGCCTTCGCCACAAGTAAAACACCCACAACTATTGCAGTCACAGCAGTCAACACGCCTGCAATAATTCCGGCAAGCCCAGCAACCCCAACAGCACCTATGATAGAGCCTATGGTGGTTGCGATAAAACTAATCGCTGCCACAACAGCAGACATGAAAGTAAGCACCACACCAAGCATAACGATCACCGGACCAATAGCGGCGGCAAGGGAGGCATAAAAAACAATCGCCTTTTTCGTTTCTATATTAAGCCCTCTCCACCACCTAGCCCCCTTACGAATAAATCCATTCAACTTCAACACGCTAGGAGCCAAAATAGAACCAATTGAGATCGCCATGTCCTTCACAATATTCCAAGTGATCTTCAATTGATTAGTAAAAGACTTAAGTTGTTTATTAGCAGTTTCCCGCGTGATAGCAGCAAGACGGCGGATGCGGTTTTCATAACTAGCCATTGCCCGGGCATTACCCAAGAGCAATTTGATAGAGTTGAAAGACCTGTCTTGGAAACCTAAATCGATGGCTGTTTGGGCTTTCTGCCTATCCGATAACTGTGAAAACTTTTGTGTTAATTGTCCTATGACATTGGAGTATTTAAGCATTTTGCCTTGACCATCAAATACGGTCAAGCCCATTTTTTCCCACACCGATGTATTCTTGACAAACGCTTTTTGGAGATCCCGAGACATCATGCTAAGGGCTTCGCCCGCCGCAACGCCTTTAAGACCCTGGTCCGCAAACACTGCCAAAACGGCCACACCTTCTTCAACATCTTTACCAAGCAAACGGAGGGCCGCGCCAGCCTTATTTGTTAAGGCGCTTGAAAATTGTTCTACGGACGCATTCGCCAGGGTATTGGCACCCACCAAGACATCACTCACTCTAGTCATATTTTTTTGATTTTCGACTGCGTCTTTGGTGGCTAGGCCAAGGGCTGACATCGCATCTGTCAACAAGTCTGTTGCCTGCGTCATACTAAACGCACCCGCGACAGCAAACTTCTCCACAACGGGAAGGGCCGCTATTGATTGGGCAGCGTCCAGCCCAGCGGATGCTAAGAAGAAATATGCAGATGCAAGCGCTTTCGCAGACGTGACAGAAGTGGTAGAAATAACACGGGCGGTGTCTTCCATCTCTTGTCGCAGTTCGGCAGATACGTCCCCCATGATGGCAAGGGAGGAAGTCATGGCTTGATCAAAGTCAGCAAACGTTTTCAAAGAAAACGCGCCTATAGCCACCAATGGGACGGTGATGTATGTGGACATCAACCGTCCCATTTTTTTGAACTTGGTAGCTGTGGTGACCAGTTGCTTTTCTGCCATTTTTAGAGTTTTGGTGTATTGCGTAGCGTTGCCCTTTAGGAAAACAACCAAGTTTCCAAGATTAACTCCAAACATTATACCGGCACTCCTAGGCGGCCAAACCAAAGGGCTTTAGACGCTGCACTACTTTCTTTAATTTTACGCTCATGCTCCTCCGCCGATATTTCTTAAACATCTTCTTGAACCTCAACTACTTTAGATTCGAAGCCCAAAAGGTAATGCTCCAACTCTATTTTTTCCGGATGTTTGGAATTGGCCTGCGCCGTCACCATTGCTACCTGGGCAAGGTAATAATCCTCGCGGTGGAAGCCATTTACTTCCTCATCCAAATAAGTTATCCAATCCACAAAATCCTGTGCGGTTGTCGTTTGCATAATATATTGTAATGGGAGGCCAAGGTGACTAGCTAATCTGAACCAGTCTCGTCGTTCTCCCCTGAGCCGTTTTTTGATTCGTCTTTTTTGGTCTCCTCATCCAGTCCATTCAAAGTTTGTGCAGCCTTGAACATTTGTGCTTGCGCCGTGGCGGGAAAGCCCTGAACCGTACCAAGAGGTACCAACTTACCATCGTCGTCATGTAGGCACTTCGCGAGAAGGTTAGCTTGCAGACCATCGAAGTTTTTAATCTTCGTCACATCGCCTTTGCCGTTGAACTCGAACTTGCCGCTCATTTTTGTTAGGTAGGCGTCCCGCACATGGCCCACCATCTCACGGATAATGTAATCCCTTTCCGTGCCATCTTCCGTTACCATAACGACCGGGATTTCCGCCTGTTTCAACTTTACTATCATCGGTTCCATTTTCTTTTCCTCGTTTGTTGGTTTATGGGCCGCCGTAACGGCCCGCTGTCGCATTTACCACATACCAAAGGTAAAAGGGGCACCCGGAACCCGTCTATGCCGCTGTTGGCGGTCCTGGGCACCCCTCTGCGTTAATTATGCGGGTGTGTGTACGGGTCCAGTCTCGACACCGGAGTCATTATGGTTAGTGGCCTTGATCTCAAGGTCCGCTGTGGGCTGTTCGCCTTCCACGTGCTCACCGGGTGTGAACTTATTCAACCAGCCCCACCACGCCACCGTATCTCCATCCGGGAACGTCAACGTGATGAGGGTGTTGATGTTCAGCAAAGCTACAATTTCGGGGTACACCGCCGGGTCATACGCTACCGTCATGGCGGCATCACCCACGGAGATGAGTGCCTTGGGGTTTTGCGTCCGGTAAGCGGTGTTCAACATCGTCGTAATGTCAATCTCCCCACCACCGTCCAGTTCCGGGGGCGTTACCGACTTTTCGTACATCAGCACAGTAGGGTCCGCCGCGAAGCTTACTAGTGTCTGATAACCATCATTCAATTGAGTAGTCATTTCACGCTCCTTCTATTAAGTGTTTGTAATTGTCACCGTGCCATTCAATGTAATACCGTCGCGTTTCTCTCCATCAAATTCTCGCCCAAGGGCAAAAGGCCCGCTGGTTTGCGTAACGGCGTCTATCCTATAAGCATCACCACCCAATGTAACCACTTCGCGGCGGATGGTGTCTAGGTGTTCCTCGACCATCTTCATTTTGGCATAAGCTTCATTATAACCTACAGCCCGGACACGTATCTGCCAGCCGGGGTGAGCGATGCTTTTACCCGCTTTTTGAAGGCGGCCGTCCCGCACCCCGGCAGTGTCGTATACACAAATGGCATTGTCCGGTTTATTAGGTAGATGACTAATAAAGATAGGCCAAGCACTACCCGCCACCGCTGAATGCAACACACCAATACCACCCGCTACTAGGCTGGCC